TGTTCCAGTTCCACTAAATGTTCCTTGTACTCTTTGCCTTGTCACAAATCTTGGAGGATCAGCTGGAGATGAATCTAATAGAGATTTAACAGCAGAGAACGGAAGCTTAAATACTAATCCATTATTACCAGTATCAAATCTCACACCAGTATTAGCTAGAGTAGCAGTAAAGTCTTGTCCTGAAGCATTGGCTTGTGTTATAGTAGTAACAGCACTAAATGAATTAGAACCAGACATTACAATATCAAATAAGAATACATGGAAAATAGTATTATTAAATTCCTCAACACCTCTTATTCTACATGTACCAATTGTAGCTCCACCACTATTTTTTAAACTAGCTGTAGCATAAGCTCCTGCGTTACCACCAATATCTGGCATTCCTCTTATTGATGATTTAGTGACCTTTACAAAGTTACCAATCTGCATTGATACTGATTGTTGATTTTCGTTTACATGATCTCTTGGTTTATCTACTGCCACATATTTTGTAGCAAGGTTTTCAATTCTAAATCCTTTTACATAAGCAACTGAAGGCTCTACACCTACTGCCAATTTAGTAGCTACACCTCCATTAGATGCAGTTAAAAATCCACCATTACCAGCTTCATCATCTAAATGTTCTCTAATATCTAGTGTATATGGTCTTACCGCATAATCACCAGATTCTTCATGTGTTCTTCTTGCTAATCTTGAACTTAATTCTGTACCACCAGTTTTATCTACTGTTTCAACTTGAATAATACCATTATCTATTTTTAATAATAGAATGTAATTTGAAAATGTAGTATTAGGTGCTGTTAAAGATTCTTTGATTAAACTTGTTGCAATCTTATATCTATGAGCACCGGGTGCTGCAAAGTTTGGAGTGCCTTGAGCATTATCATTTAGTGAAGCATCTGAAGCACTATCTAAATCAAAAGTTTCTGTAACGTTTAAACCAAGAATATAACTTGGTGTATTTGTATATTTGTCTAATATTAAAGTTTGAGCTGCAACATAAACAAAAGTTCCTGCTATAAAATAAGCACCTTCTTCTATGTTAGCTTGTGATCCCTGTCCAATTGGAGTTATTGATGATGCACCGACTTTACCAAATATAGCTGTTCCGGCATCATTAGAAAATACTTCATCAGCCGCAAACTTTTCTACTGTTTTATTAGCACCACCAGCATTAAGATATCTAATATATAATGTATTGGGATCAGATCCAGTAGCAGCAATCGCATTAAGAACTAAAGCTGTAACTTGATTTCCACTATTACCAGTTCCAGTAATTGTTGATCCAATTAAAGAACTTAAATTATTTGCTTGATAAGTTGTATTATATGTGGTTGAGGAATGTGTAAATGAAGCATCAGTTAATTTAATAAAATCTAATTCTGTATTAACAGTAACTTTACCACCTACAACTCTAGACCCGTCTTTAAAATTATATTGACCAAATCTATCTAATTGAGATTGGAAAGCTGTTTGAAGCTGAGTTAATTCTCTAGCCTGTACTGCATGTCCAGGCCTAAACTGAATGCGATGATAATTTTTAGTTTCATCGAAATCATCGAAGTATGGCGCAATATTAAAATTTTTAACTCGTGTAATTCCCATTTTATTCCTCTTTAAATTCTAATTTCTAGAATTCGACAATTAATTTAATGTCTTCAATCTGTGATGATGATCTATTAATAGGATCTCTATTTTCTAAGAAGATCAATTGACCACTATTTCTTTTAACTTCAGGTCCATATCCATTTGCAATAGTTCCAAAAGCATCACCAGTATTTAATGTAGCACTACCACCATTAGGTAATGTTCCTGTTACAGTATCTCCAGCTACAAAATTACCAAAACCAGTTTTACTATTTTGATAATAATATAATACTTTATTTGTAGTATCAATTTCTACTATATAAGCTTTAGCTCCACTAGTAGAACCACTAAGTACTTGGTCAACTGCAAATCCAGTAAGAGAAGCACTTGAGTTTAAACGTAATGCTCTCCTAGCTCTTAATGTAGTTGCTGAAGCTACAACATCAGATCCAAAGTTTTGTGGATTTTTAATAAGTGCTATTTGTCTAAAGTCTTGGCCTACCGTTAAGTCACCACCTTCTGAACCAGAAAGCTGAGTATTAATAGCAACAAAGAAAGCACCTAATTCTCCAATAGGATCTGTGCCATGTCCATTAGGTGGAGATATAACTGCTCTTGCAGTTGCTAAGGATCCACCGCCACCACTGATTACAATATCAGCAACGTTATAATCTGTTCCTTTATCAGTAACAGTAATAGAAGTTACTGTTTGGCTTGAGCCAGATCCAGCCATAACTGCAGTTGCAGTAGCGCCAGTACCATCACCAGTAATAGTTACTGTTGGTGCTGAACTATAATCTTGTCCGGCTGCTGTGACTTCTATTCTTTCTATACCACCGGCTTTACCATGTGCTAAAGAATTAATCTGTGCCGTTTGGTTTGCATAGTTAACATCTGTTGTTGCAAACCTACCAAAGGTTAATGTACCACCATCAGTTAATGATTGAGCACTTGATAGTGTAAGTGTAGTACCGCTTATATTTGCAACTGTAACTGAACCAGATATACCAGCACCAGTAACTAGTTGACCAACTTTAATATTAGCATTTGCTGCAGCTAGAGTTGCTGCAGTTGCAGAACTTGTAGCTCCATTAACTGTAGCAGTTGTTGGATAACCAAGTGTATTAACTGGCATATATGAATTTGTTAAGAATTTCTCTGCATCTGTAACTGTAACAGTATACATGTATTTCCATTTATAACCATCTGATTCTGAAGTTGGCTCTGTATTAATATGTACAGGTTCTATTGTAGAAGCACCAGCTCCAGCTACGATACATTTATAAACTTTAAACTCGGATGTGATTATGTAAAAAGATTTATCATATATTGTAGCATCATCTGAATCCCATGCAACATAGGATCTACCAGAAGTCCATGTATGTCTATTGACTACGTGAGATACTTCTCCAGCTGTTACCTTTTTCATACCAATCATTTGCTGGTATGCTCCCGCTATATTGTCAATATTATCTAAAGGAGTGAATGGTGTAGTATCAGTAGTATCACTAGTTGAATTTGACCAAACATCTGATTTACCGATAGCGACATAAACACTACTAGAGGCCACATCCTCTTTAAAGTTTTGAGCATTGACTACTCTAAATGGTGTTGTTACTATTGCTGTCATTTTTTATTCCTGTGCTATAATAGCTTTGTTATTAAATCTATTTATAATAGTTCCAGGTAAGTTTTCAATAGTTTTGTCACTAAAAAAGCTTATTGGATATCCATTGTGAAACTTTCTAGTACTATCGAAGTTACTACCTTTTCTATTAAAGTAATTATTATTTATAAGGGTTCTAAAGTTCTCATCTCCAACTTCTCCAGCAACATGATTAAGAGCAAGTATAAGAATTTCTTTTACTTCTTTAGCTCTTTCTTCTGAATGAGTTGGCGAATCAAATCGAATAACTGGATCTACTACGTATCCATTGCCTGGATTAGTAACCGTTACTCCTGTAATTTCTCCTTTATGAATTGGATTATTAATATCACTTAAATCGTCAGCAGTTGCGATTTGAACTGTTGCAGTTGCTGTTACATTAGAAGATAATAATACTCCATCTGAATCTGTTGCTGTTGGTGGATCAATTATAAGTATAGGAGCATTTGCAAATGTTTTATCTCCAACTGTTCCTGAGATTTTTATATTACCATTAATCAACTTACCAGCATCTGTATTTCCTGCTACACCAGCATTTGCTGCAGCGTAATTAGCTCCACCATCCACTATTGTTGTGCTTGCAACTCTACCATTAATATCTACTTTACATGTTATATTTGCAACTGATAATGATTGACCAGTAATTGGATCACCTGTTACAGTTACTGCTGGTCCATCGAAAAAGTCTTGACCATTCACTGTTGTTTTTGTTGCTTGATTTACTGGATATCCAAATCCAGGTTGTGCTATACTTACATTTGTAATTGTACCATTTGTATCTAGTGTAAGAGATAGAACAGCTGATTTGCTTATTTTAGCTTCAAGGTTAGGTAAGAAGAAAGATGTGAATGCTTCAACAAGTAATGCAATATCTTCTGCACCAATAACACCAGGCTGTAATCCAGGCATTGATGATAATGTTTTTCTATTTAATCTTCCATATACATCTTTAAAAGAAAAGACAAATCCTTCTTGATTTGGAACGGGTATCGATCCAACATTACCCTCATTAAATCCTGTATCTAATTCCACTCCTTGTTGTCTTATATTATCTCCAAGAGCTGCTCTTGTTAATTCTGTTAAAATAAGAATTTCACCAAAGAAGATAAAACCAGCTGGATGAACTAGTTTATCAAAGGCTGTTTCCCAGTCACTTAAGTTTTTACCAGTTCTTACTACATAAGAAAATTTTTGATAAAACTTTGAGTCCTGTAATTTAATATTATCTGATAAAAATCCTTTATGATCTAGATATTGATTTAGTCCTTGGTCCCATTTACCAGAAGATGGTATGAGAGTTTTATCAAACGGAAATTCTGTTTCTACACTTTCATCAAATAATAATCTAAAAAATATTTCAATCGAATCTGATGTACCTTTTAACTTATAAAAGTCATTAATATTTTTATATAGATTTCTTTTGTTAACAGTAAGATCTCTTGGAATTGCTGCAGCAATTTCTTTCTGCATAAGCTCTAAATAATCATCTGTATTTTCGTCGATATTAAGAGCTTCTTCTACAGCGTTAATAATATAGGAAGGACCCGGTCCTACCCAATAAGTAATAGGTGTTACTAATTTTGCAGTCTTACCATTGTGACTATTATCTAAATTAACAACAGAAAAGGTTTTACCAATCTCTGTGGTACGATCTTTAAGAGTACCAGGTAATTCATTACCATTTGATATCTGTACATTTGTTCCAGTTAATGGTATTGAAGTTTCCACCCCATCAGAATCTGTAACTACTAAGCTTGAACTTGCTCCATCAAAGTCTGTAAAAAATTCGTTGTTATCGTTATTTGGATCTAAGATTCTAAAGACTGCTCTTCTCGACGCTACTAAATCTGTGAAGGTTTCTGTCTCCACATATATGAACTCTTTCATATTCATGAATTCATAGTATTTTTCTAGAAGCTGTTTAATACCAGTATCACCAGAATCAGTTAAGATTTCTTGAGGTATAACTTGATCTATTCGTAAATCTTCTTTTGTTTTCTTTTTAAGCGATCCTACCGATTCTACATAGTTCGGATTTGTCGCATCTGATCCATATCCACTCATGTTTAACCGCTCGATCTAAATCTAGATGTTGTTTGATAATTAACGCTACCTGAAGAACCTGATGTAGCAATTGTATCTTTGTTGGCTGTCATCGTTGTTCTTGTTGAATCTATTGAAAGTATCTCATCTCTCTTTGGAGCAA